GTTTGGTAAAAAGAAACAGTATAGTGATATTAAAGGTGTAGAAAACGTTGAAGATTTATTTTTTGAATTTTTAAGAGTGGCAAATGAAATTAAACCAAAAGTTATTATTGGAGAAAATGTTGAGGGTTTGACAATGGGAGAAGCAAAAGAATATTTCCATAAAATTCAAAATAGATTTGAAGAACTTGGTTATCTTGTTGTTGCTGATGTATTAGACGCAAGTTACTTTGGTGTTCCACAATCTCGTAGAAGAACTTTCTTTATTGCGGTAAGAGAAGATGTAGCAGAGAAAGTAGGTATTAATTTTATGACAATGTATCAATTGTATCCTGATAAGAATAATTTTAGAACTACATTGGGTGAAGCCATTAATGATATTGTTAATCAAGACCCAGAGGAAATAGAATACTTAAACAAGGCTTTAGGTCCAGATAAAGCAGTAGGTAAAACTTTGGCCAAAATGCCAAAAGATCCTGAGAAAGTTTTAAGTGGTATGGATTACCACGATAAAGGTCATCACTTTAACTTAAAGAGAACTAGTAGAAATAAACCTTGTCCAACAATAACAGCTATGGGTAATCTTCCAGGTGTTGCTGGTACTTGTCACCCAACAGAAAATAGAAAATTTACTATTAAAGAATTAAAAAGAATTATGTCATTACCTGAAGACTTTAAATTGACAGGAAAACATATAAAACAATCAGAACGTATAGGGCGTATGGTACCACCGTTAATGATGAAGGCACTATCTGAAAGTGTATATAATAAAGTATTAAAACCATATAAGGAGATAACTAATGGCTAAATTTACATTCGCAACATCAAAAGAAGGATTTGATAATCATATTGACAAATCAATTAGAGGATATAGTGACCTATGGAGTGATATACTTTCTCTATCACAATATTTTGTTGAAGATTATACGCAAGTTGTTGATCTAGGTTGTTCTAGTGGTAAACTACTAAAAGGTATGATAGAACAAAATAAAAAACATATACCACATGCACAATATACAGGTATAGAAATTGAAGCTGATTTTTTTGGTGACTATAATGATGATGAAAGCAAATATGAAATGTTAAATTATTTTAGAGGTGATGTAAGAGATTTTGATTTTGAAAATTGTTCACTAGTAACTTCTATATTTACATTACAATTCATGGCTCCAAAAAATAGACAAGAGATAATTCAAAAAGTTTATGATGGATTAAATACAGGTGGTGCTTTTGTCTTTTCTGAAAAGACTCTTAGCTGTAATCCAAGAGTACAAGACATGATGACTTTTTGTTATTATGACTACAAAAGAAAAAATTTTAGTGATAAAGAAATACTAGATAAAGAAGTACAATTACGACATATGATGAAGTTAAATACCAAGACTGAACTCTTTACAATGTGTGAAGATGTTGGATTTGAAGTACATACGTTCTGGCAAAACTATAACTTCTTAGGTTTCATTTGTTTAAAAAAATAGACTTGACAATATAGTAAAAATGTGGTATTATAAGTATTACAAAATAGGAGATAATGAGAATGAGTAACTTTTTAAAAGATATAATTAAAGAAACTGGTAATGAATACGCTGGTTTAGTGAGTGATGGTATTGACAGCGCTGACGTAACAAGTTTTATAGACACAGGTTCATATTCTTTTAACGCATTATTATCCGGTAGTATCTATGGAGGTATGCCAGGGAACAAGATTACTGCTATCGCAGGTGAGGCAGCAACAGGTAAAACATTTTTTGCTTTAGGTATATGTAAAGCATTTTTAGATAAGGATCCTGAAGCAGGTATTATCTACTTTGAATCAGAAAGCGCAATCTCAAAAGACATGATTGAAACTAGAGGCATTGATTCGAAAAGAATGGTTGTTGTTCCAGTTTCAACAGTACAAGAATTTAGAAGTCAATCTATAAAAATTTTAGACAAATATATCGAACAACCATTAAAAGAAAGAAAACCTTTGCTGTTTGTGTTAGACAGTTTAGGTATGTTATCAACCACAAAAGAAATGGAAGATACTGCTGCTGGTAAAGAAACAAGAGATATGACAAGATCGCAAATTGTCAAATCAACATTTAGAGTATTGACATTGAAACTTGGTAAAGCAAATGTACCAATGATTATGACCAACCATACATATGATGTTATAGGTTCAATGTTCCCTCAAAAAGAAATGGGTGGAGGAAGTGGTTTAAAATATGCTGCTTCATCAATTATCTATCTATCTAAAAGAAAAGAAAAAGATGGTACTGAAATTATTGGTAACATTATACATTGTAAAAATTATAAATCAAGGTTAACAAAAGAAAACGCAAAAATAGATGTAAAACTAACTTACAAAAGAGGCTTAGACAAATACTATGGTCTTATTGAACTTGCTGAAGAAGCTGGTATCTTTAAGAAAGTATCTACAAGATACGAAATGCCAGATGGTGTTAAAGTCTTTGGTAAGAACATCAATGATAATCCTGAAAAATATTTTACAAAAGAGGTATTAGATAAAATAGATGTCCAAGCAAAACGAAAATTTAGTTACGGAACAGAAGAATCAGACGAATAAAAGATATATCTTTGCTCAAAAAGATGGTGAAGACTTTAGTTGTATAAAGTTAGCCGAAGGCAAGTACAAAGATATAATTTATAAGTATGATAAGGTTAAGTTTGCTCCTGAAGCAAATGCTAATGGTGAGATTCCGTTAAAGTTTACCTATGATATTTTTCTAAACCCTAACAAAGTAGAAGTTAAAGATACTGAGTTTAAGAATTATATTGGTGATATATTATTAGAATTAGTTGAAGACCAACTAAAAAATGGAACAATGGTGATTGATGAGTAACGATAGAATTGAAAATACAATATTAACAAGTCTTTTTTATGTAGAAGAATACACTAGAAAAGTTTTACCGTTCATAAAAAGTACGTATTTTAATAAACGTGATGAACAATTATTGTTTAGTGAAATTGATACCTTTGTTCAAAAATATAAAAATCTTCCAACAAAAGAAGCAATACTAATTGAACTTAATAATACAAAAAATATAAATGAAGAAGAATTTAAGAATGTTAAAGATTTAGTAAACTCTATTTCAAAACCAGAAGACGTAGATATTAACTGGTTATTAGATACAACAGAAAAGTTTTGTAAAGATAGAGCAGTACATAACGCAGTACTTGAAGGTATACAAATATTAGATAACAAAGATAAGCTTAGAACACCAGAGGCGATACCAAGTATTCTAGCAGATGCTCTAGCAGTTTCATTTGATAATCACGTTGGTCACGATTATATTGGTGATGCACAAGAAAGATTTGAGTGGTACCACACAAAAGAAAAACGTTACAAATTTGATTTAAGTTATTTCAATCGTATTACAAAAGGCGGTATACCAAGTAAGACTTTAAACATTGCTCTAGCAGGCACAGGTGTAGGTAAATCTTTGTTTATGTGTCATGTTGCTTCAAGTTTCTTAACACAAGGCTTAAACGTTCTCTATATCACACTAGAGATGTCAGAAGAACGGATTGCGGAAAGAATAGATGCAAACTTATTTGATGTTTCTATGGACGATTTACGTACCATACCAAAAGATTTATATGATAATAAGTTAACTAAATTAGAGGATAAGACAAAAGGTAGACTAATCATTAAAGAATATCCTACTGCAGCTGCTCATAGTGGTCACTTTAAAAGTCTATTAAATGAATTAGCATTAAAGAAATCATTTAGACCTCAAGTTATTTTTATTGACTATCTAAACATTTGTGCTTCAAGCAGATTTAAAGGTGGTAATATATCTTCTTATTTTTATGTTAAAGCAATCGCTGAAGAATTAAGAGGTTTAGCTGTTGAGTTTGATGTGCCAATCTTTAGTGCAACACAAACTACTAGAACTGGGTTTGTAAGTACAGACATTGGATTAGAAGATACTGCAGAATCATTTGGTCTACCAGCAACTGCTGACTTTATGTTTGCTTTAATGACTAATGATGAATTAGATGCATTAGGTCAAATGAAAGTAAAACAATTAAAAAATAGATACAACGACCCGGGTGTTAATAGAGCATTTATATTAGGGGTTGACAAAGCTAAAATGAGATTATATGATGTTGAAAACTCAGCACAAAATATTGTAAATAGCAATCAAACAAAAGAAAAAGAAAACTATCCAAATCCAGATCAGACTTATGAGAAATTTTCAGATTTTAAACTTTAATGAACAAACTACAAAAAGTAAAATTTCATAGGGGTGATAGAAGACCCGGGGATAATAGTGAGGATACTTTGAATTATAAAAGTAAGATGGTAAAATCCAAAGGTGATATTCTATGGCGTGTACTAGAGTACCCAAAAAAGACAGTTGTTGCTGAATATTTTTTTGAAGAAGACGCTAATAAATTTGTTAAATTTCAAAATAAAAATCAAGTATGGAAATTAGAGGGTGGAATACCCAAATTTCTATACATTAAAACCGTAAAATAGATATAATATCCCTTGACATTAACCCCTAAATAGTATATAATATAAATATATACGTTGAATTATATGGAAAATGTGATTATAGTAATGGAAACACAATGAAAGAGAAATGTTTAGTTTTAAGGGATTTATTACAAAAGATAGGAATACTCATTTAGAACACCTAGAAGATGCTATCATAGATAAAGGTTCTGCAGGTGGGCAAAGTGCTATTAATTTTTTAAAGTCAGTAAGAAATATGCTGGCTGGTTCATCAAGTAATAAAGTCAACATGACCGTCAAGTGGGACGGCGCTCCAGCAATCATTTGTGGTACTAATCCTGAAAACGGAAAATTCTTTGTAGGTACTAAATCAGTTTTCAACAAAAATCCAAAAGTCAATTACACAGTAGGTGATATAAGAAAAAATCACTCTGGTGAGTTAGCAGAAAAACTAACAGTTGCATTAAGAGAATTAAGGCGTCTAGGTATCAATGGGGTACTTCAAGGTGACTTTCTATTCACTCCTTCAGATTTAAAAAAAATTAATATAGATGGTGAGAGTATGGTTTCATTTACACCAAATACTATTACTTACGCAGTACCAACTAGTTCAATGCTTGCTAAAAAAATATTAAGAGCAAGAATGGGTATAGTTTTTCATACAAAATATACAGGTAAAACTTTAGATAGTATGACAGCTGGTTTTGGAACTATTAGAGGATCAGCAACAAATGTATTTTTAGCAAGTGCTGGTTACAAAGATGTATCAGGTTCTGTAAAACTAACAAGAAGTGAACTTACACAATTTAATGCGAAGTTAAGAATGGCAGAAGGATCTTTATTAAAAGCTTCAAAAGTAATAGATGAAATGAGTATAACTTCTTCAGAAGGTCTTGGTGTTGGATATAGATTAAAAACTTTCTTTAATCACTACATTAGAAACACACAAGGACACATGGCCAAGATAAAAAGTTTAGTAGATATGTTTAGAGATTACTATGTAAATATTTTACAAGCAGAAATAGATAGTAAAAAGTCACCTGCAGGTAAACAAAAATATAAAGACATATTAGAAAAGAATTTAACATTTATAGATAGAAATAAGAATGGATTATACTTTGCCATTGCTTCACACGTAACTTTACAAAATGCTAAAAACTTTTTAGTAAATAAAATGAGTGAGATACAAAGTATAGGTCACTTTTTAAAAACTTCAACAGGATATAAAGTAACAGCTCCCGAAGGATTTGTAGCTGTTGATAAAGTTGCCGGCGCTGTTAAATTAGTAGATAGATTAGAGTTTAGTAGAGCTAACTTTACAATGCCAAAAGGGTGGAGTAATTAAAAGATGATGAATGATAAAGATGTACAAGAACATCACAAAATGTTAAAAAAATTAACTAATACAAAATCTTTAACAGAATTTAGAGAATATTTGAAAGAGGGTATTTACGATCCTGGTATATTTAAAGCATTCTTTTTAGCTGGTGGTCCAGGTTCAGGTAAATCATTTGTTACACAATCAGCCTTTGCTGGTACGGGATTAAAAGTAGTTAATTCAGATAGTGCTTTTGAAACAGGATTAAAGAAAACTAATCTATCTCTTAAAATGCCAGATGAAGAAGAATACTTTAGAAATATTATAAGACAAAAGGCAAAGACAACTACTGCCACTATGTTAGATACCTATGTTAATGGTAGACTTGGTTTAATTATTGATGCAACTGGTAGAGATTTACCGCTTGTTACTAGACAAGTATCTATGTTAAAAGCTATAGGTTATGATTGTTATATGATATTTGTAAATACAAGTTTAGATGTAGCGATACAAAGAAATATTAATAGACCTAGAACAATTCCTGAATACCTTGTAAAAAATAATTGGGAAAAAGTACAATTAAATATAGGTACCTTTCAAAGAATTTTTAGTCCAAAAAGAATGATGATCCTTGACAATAATAGAAGCGAGAAAGAGTTAGTATCAGTAACACTAAATAGTGCGTCAAGGTTTATACGAAGTCAATTAAATAAAAAACCAGAAAATTACATTGCGTTAAGTTGGATAAAGAAAGAACTAGATGCAAAAAGAAATATATGAGTAAAGGAGATGAAATGAAAGTATCAAGTGAAACAGCGATAAGTATGCCAATGAAAAATTTGCTAGCTATAGTAGCAACTGTTGCTGTAGGAGTATGGGCTTACTTTGGTGTGATCGAAAGATTAAATCGTATCGAAACAAATGAAGAACTGATTAGAAAAGATTTAACTCAAGCAAGTGAGAGAATTGAAGCTGATTTAGAAAAGAATACAGAATTTAGAATCAAATGGCCAAGGGGAGAAATGGGATCTCCACCTGCTGATTCCGAACAGTATATGCTTATTGAACATATGTCCGGACAAATGGATAAAATTACCATTCGTTTAGAAAAAATGATGAACAACGGAGTAAACATCATAAGATTACAAGAAGATGTTAAGGCCATGAGAGATGATATTGAGAAGTTGAAAGACAGTAATCGTAGTATAATTTATGAAAATGGTAACACTCATAAAAAAAAGGAATAAAATGAAGAAAATAATAACAACACTTTTTATATTATTGTTTGTGAATATTGCTATTGCTTTAGAATACAAGCCGGGTAAGGCGCATCCAAATAAAGAGGGCGTTGTTGGTCTATTGTTAATACTAAACGGTACAATAATTGAACACGTTTTTAAACCAAACATATCAACTTGTCTTAAATCTAAAAGAGTAGCACAAAGACAAATGGATTCAAATGGTAAAAGCGAGAGAGTACAATTTGCTTGTAAGATATTAGTAGCAGATTTAGAAGAAGATTCACAGACAAAATATGGATTAAGAATAACTAAAATAATATCAGGAGGAAACTAATGAACAAGTTAGAAAAGTATATAATTATATGTATGTTTTTTACCATACTTTTTGTAGGTTTAAACGTAAAAGCAGAAACACAAGAAGCACTAGATGTTGCTGAGAAGAAAGGCCTTATAGATTTAACTCCATCTGAACCAGAAATAGGCATTGTATTTGCAGTTTGTATATTTGAAAATGAAGATGGTACAAGGAAATTAGTAGATCATAGAGAAGCTATTAATATGAGTCACTGCTTGAAAGAGAAAAGAAAAGCGGAAAAGAAATATAAACAAATGAAGATAGACGGACTAACCGTTGGTTCATTTATATTTGCTTGTGATAAAGTAAAAGCAGAGATAGAGGTATTAGAGAATGGTGATTGGCGTATTGTAAAGATATTAGATAAATATCACGAAGCATATAAAAAGAAGAAGATTTACGAGTAATATATGAAATTTAAAGATTACGTATTAGAAAGTATTATCGATATACCAAGACTTACTTATGCACCTGGTGTATTTGATAATGCTAATACGTCTAATCCAAAAATTAAAGCTAGTGTTAAGAAATTAATTAACAATCAGATTAAAGAATTTGAACAAGACTATCCTATATTGAAAATATCTTTAATTGGTTCTATTCTAACAAAGAGATATAGAAATGACGCAGACTTGGACATCAATGTATTGTTTGATGTACCAAAAGAAAAACAAGAAGATGAAAGAGTAGCACTTTCACAAAAGTATTTGTCTTCTAAAAATCCCGACAATATTCAAGGTAAAGAAATTCCAGGAACTAAACACCCTATTAATTTTTACTTTATTACAGATCAGGAAACATATGACGATCAAAATAAAAAAGCTGATGCTGTGTTTGATATAGAAAAAGATAAGTTTGTTAAACGACCAGATGATTTTGTTTTTAATACAGACTTATATGTAAAAGAGTTTGGAAGAAAAGTACAAGAATTAGACGTAGTTAAAGGTGAACTAAAAAGAGATATAATTGACTATGATGAATTAAAAGAATTACAACCAAATGATGTTTTAGATTTACAAGATAAACTAAACGATAAGATAGAAGAAATAGAAGATAACCTTAACGACATTATTAAGATTGGTGATACTGTTGACGCTGAAAGAAGATCAGCATTTGATAGTGATATGTCACCAGATGAGATTAGAAAGTATGGTATCAAAAATAAATTACCTAAAAATGTTATCTATAAGATGTTAGAAAAATATCACTATCTAAAATTTTATAAGAAATGTAAACAAATTTTAGATGATGGTAAAGTAACAGACGCTGAAATAGATAGTTTAAAAACTGAATCAATTGCTAGTGCTTGGAATACTCTTATTAGAAAAACAATTAAAGCTCCAAGAATGAGAGCAGGTATTAACTTATATTTAAAATATATCAGACAAGGTATGAAAGACGCTAAAAACAAAGCGGCTCAACATGCTGGTATAGATTATAATGAATTTAGTCTAGCAGTTAAAGACGTAGGATTACCAGAGGACTATGTAACAGAAGTCAGATCAGGTAAATTAACTCCAAATAGATCAGGTAAAACAATGGCGTTCACATTTGGTCGTTTTAATCCACCAACAATTGGACACGAAAAGTTAATCAAAAAGGTTGCTAGTCAATCAGCAAATGATTACAGAATATTTTTAAGCAGATCACAAGATAGTAAAAAGAATCCTTTAGATCCAAATACTAAATTGAGATTTATGAAAGATATATTTAAACAATATAGTAACAAGATAGAATTAAATTCTACCAACATGGTTTTAGATTTAGCAACTATGATCTATAAAAAAGATTATGAAAATATTATCATGGTAGTTGGTAGTGATAGAGTAAATGAATTTTCAACGATACTTAAAAAGTATAATGGTACCAAAAGCAGACATGGTTATTATTTTTTTGGTGATATAAACGTAGTATCAGCTGGCGAAAGAGATCCTGACGCTGAAGGAGCAATGGGTATGTCAGCAAGTAAAATGAGAAAAGCTGCAGCAGCTGGAGATTTTAAATTATTTAAAAAAGGATTGCCACCAACATATAGAAGTATACCTAATATTGAAAGATTGATGAAGTCAGTTAGACACGGTATGAACTTGGCTCTGGAATCAAGAGGACCTGTAGCAAGTATGGCAGAATTTGAACAACAACAAATTAGAGATTTATATGTTAGAGAAGTAATCTTTAACATAGGAGATAAAGTAAATTACACAAAAGAAGATTTACAAGGAATAGTAAAAAGAAGAGGAACAAATTATATTGTTTTAGAAGACAATAGTAATAGTTTACATAAGGCTTGGATATGGGATTGTATTCCAATATCATCTGACAAAGAAGCCGCTGTAAGAGAATACAATTTAGATGTAGATTACGGGTTTAAAGCTGTATCTAGTATCGAAGAAGTAACAATTAAAGTGACACCTACACAGGATAAAGTCATAAGTAAAAAGACTAAACGATTTAGCGAATTTAAGAAAGATTTAAATATGAATAAAGATAAAAAAGAATCTTATGAAATTGGACACGATTATGCCAAACATACGATCTCATTAACTCCAGGGCAAGATGGATACGATCCAAACTACAAAGGTGGCGAATATGTCCCTAGTAAACCTGAAGATAACAAGAAACAAGTAGTTACAAGACCTATGACGACTGATATAGGTAAAAAAGATATTGAAAAATGGGCAATGTCGGATGCTACAATTGATAAATATAGAGATAGATATAGAGAAGAATGGCGTTCTAAACTAGACGAAGTAGTAACTAGAATGTTATCAAAATTAGAGATAAACAAGGTAGATATTTAATGAGTAAAACACTAAAAGAATTTAGAACACAGTTACATGAAGCAACAGCTTCAAAAACTAATTTACAATACATTAGAGCTAAAACTGCTAAAAACGATCATTTTGAAACTAGAAGATATATCGCTGCTGAAATTTTAAGAGATAAAAAATTAGCAGATACTTACTCGGCATTAGAAGTAGTACATGACAACTATGCTTCTGTCGTGGGTAATGACGCTATTGCATTAAGACAAAAACTTGAAAGAGAGTTACAAAAACAATTAAAACAAAAAATTTCCAATTGGGACGAAGTATGGAGTGACCTATAATGAGTAGATATAGAAAAACAATGAATGAGGCTTTAAATGAAGTCAATAATAGACATAATATAGAAGAAAATATTTCTGTTAAAAAATATAAAAATGCTGTAACTCCAGACAAAGATGGATTACAAATTTCAAAAAGTGGTGGTATGTCAGGTTCAATTTTTATTAAAAACAAAAAAGAATTAAAAGACTTATTAGATAAACTTAATAAAAACTCATCTAATTTAAAAGAAGAAATTGTTTTACAAGAAGTTGATTTAAAAGAATTTGAAGAAGTTGAGTTAAATGAATTTACTGTAGATCAAATTAGTAAGTTAGCAAAATCGTATGCTGATCTTGCTGGTAAAACAATGTCAATGGCCAATGTAAATAAATTAAGAAAAATATTCGATAAAATACCTGACAGTTCTTTAAATGATTTAAGAAAGAAAAAAATACCTTTTATATCAGGTCTTGCGTTATCACGTATGATACAAAAGAAGATGCCAGTTACTGAAGATATGTCCCAAGGATTTGTTGTAAAATTTACATCTAAAAAAGATGGTAAAATTGGTTCGGCTTGGTATAAAGATGAAAAAGATGCGAAAGAGTTTTTATCAAAATTAAAATCAGACGGCGGTAATGGTGTTATATCTAAAAATGATGGAAAGTATTTTGATGAAACTACAGACGAAGTAATGATAGGTGAAAATAATACTCAGAAGTACACGTGGAAAGATATTAATATTGCGCTTACAAACTCTGGTATGAGCCCACAACAAATTTTAAAAGTTATCTCGGCACTCAAAGGTAAACATATTAAAGAAGAAACACTTGTAGAATTTACCGATAAACAAATCACAATGGCAAAAGGTATTGCTTTTGATAAGAGATATAAAGGTGGTAACATGACTAAAGCAACTGAGATGATTAATAAGATTGCTAAAGGATTAGCAGACAACCCTGAAGTTGCAAATGCGTTACGACAAGCAAATGAAGAAGTGGAAGTTGAAGAAGGTAAAATGTCGGATATTCACAATATGATGAAAGATGGTAAGTCAGCAACAGAAATAGCAAAAGCATTAAAACTTAATCCTAAAACTCTTAAAGATATTTTAGGCGAAGTACAAGAAGCAAATGATGTTCCAGCGACTGATAAAAAAGAACCTACTGAAGAAGGTGAATCTGTAGAAAAACAATTGATGGCTGCTTTAGCTCAAGTAGCATTATTAAAACAAAAATTAGAAAATGAAAAGAACAAAGCAGTTAAACCAAAACCAAATCCAATAACTGGAGAAGTTCCATTAACTGTTGGTATTGCTCACGCAGAGTTTAAAAAAGAAAAAGAAAAAGAAGTTAAAGAAACTTACATTGTAAAATATGTAGACCCTTTAAACAAAAAGAATTTACGTATGAAACACCCTAATGAAAAAGACGCACAAGATATGAAGGATAGATTGAAAAAAAGTGGTGTTAAAGAGATTGAAATAGTAAAAGAAGCTATGAGTGATAAAGAAAACAGAGTACAAAGAGCAAAAGATATGATTAAGTATTATGATGCTCAAAAGAAAGCCGCTCTGAAAGGTAAGAATAAAGATTTAGCAAAAAAGATGTTAAAAAATGAAATGACTGGTGCAGCTAACTTGGTAGATAAAATACTATCGAAAAAATTAAAAGGAGAGAAGTAATGAATTATTTAAAACACAAACCAGGTAGTATTGAAGAAATATCAGCAAAAATGTCAAATTATGCTACTGAATCAGAATATAAAAAAGTATTCAAAAAAGAATTAGAAAAGTCGGGTAAAGGAATTGGTGCTATGACACCTGCTGAAAAAAAGAATTTCTTTAATGACATAGACAGCAAGTACACAGCAAAAAATGAAGAAGATGCTTACGAGAATGATAGATATATTATCAAAAATGGTAAAGCAACTTTAGACAATTCAAATACACCTGATAAAAAAAATCATGTATATGCTGATGGTCATAAAGACGCTGAAAAGAAAGCAAAAGAAAAAGGCATTAAAGAAGAAGCAGTTAAACAAGAATCTATGTTAGATGCTGTTAAATCTGTATGGCAAATGGCTGCTGAAGAAGAAGAAAAAAAAGGTACAGCTGAAGGCGAACCTGAATTTAAAAATCCTAAAAACATTAAAGGTTCAAAAAATAATACATTCAAGGGAAAAGCTGACACAGGTACAAAGAAAACACAAGTGCAACTAGAACCAGAAGTCGATTACAAAAATTAATCTAAAAATCTTCACATTATGAAAAATCTACCAAGAATATATTGTGATATGGATGGTGTACTTTGTGACTTTACAACACAAGTAGAGAAAGCCGCTGGAACGTCTAAAGCTAAATGGATGGCTAAAGGTGGAAGCGAAAAATGGCTTAAAGTATTAGAATATCCTAAGTTTTGGGAAAATATGCCTTGGATATCACAAGGTAAAGTCATGTGGAACTTCATCAGTAAGTATAAACCACACATACTATCAGCATATTTAGAAAAGACATTTGATCCTAATTGTATACCAGGTAAGTCTGCTTGGTGTAGAAAGAATTTAGGGTTATCTGGAGGTAGAGTTAATCTAGTAAGAAGATCAGATAAAAAAAATTATGCTAAAGTAGGGGGTCAACCTGCGATACTAATAGACGATTACGATAAAAACACATCACAATTTACACAAAAAGGCGGTATAGGGATTACATTTAAATCTGCTAGTCAAGTCATCGCTGAGTTAAAAAAACTGGGCTTCTAATATCTATTCTTATAAATATTAGGGTTATATAACAAAAACAAATTAAACGTTTAAATTAAGGAGATTTTATGAGTTTATGGGGAAATGACATTAAACCTAAAAATCTAACTACTGCAGAAGCCAAAGAAGTTTTTGCGACACCACAAGGGTGGGTTAGAGAAGCAGGTTCAATACTTTCTGGTAATGGCAATACGAGTGCTGATCCAGAAGTATTAGTAGCAATCGGAGGATTGAACGTGAATATGGGTACGGCAAATATTACAGAAATTGAATGGATTACTACAACAGCAGATGTATCAGCAGGATACCTTATGTCTGTTAGAGTAAGATTTAATGAAGCAGTAGATATTACTAGTACACCGTATGTTGCGGTACAAAATAATAACGCAGGTTCTGGTTCAGGACGTGGACCTTACAACTTGCAATACGCAAGTGGTACAGGAACAAATGAAATTGTATTTACTTCAACAATAGCTGCAGCTTCAGCAGCAACAGCCGCAGATGATGTACTTAGCATTGGCGCTAACGCAATGAATCTTGACGGTGGTACAGTTAAAGATGCAGGTACAACAACAGCATCAGCTATTACTAATGCAGTAGGCATTGGTACAGCGGCTGGTACAGTTACAGTAGTAGCATAATAACAAAATCATATAAGGGCGCTCAAAGTGCCCTTATATATACTATATGAATAAATTGATCTAGGAATTACCTAGAGTAGCATTCCCGAAAAGGGTTAACAGGAGAAAAGAAATGGCAGATAAGAAAATAACAGCGTTGTCGGATATAGGTAACGCCCTTGCAAGTGCAGACTTGTTTCACGTGGTTGATGATCCAGCAGGAACACCAATCAATAAAAAAATAACAGCAGAAGATGTATTTAATAATGTACCCTCATGGTTAGGTTTAAAACAAGCTTCTCAAACAATCACAGCAGATGGTACAGCAACTACAGCAGTTGATATACTATCAGCAATAACAGAAATCAATGCAACTTCAGCAACACACGCTTGTGCTATAGCTGATGGAGCAGATGGTCAAGTAAAGACAATTATCAATACTTCAACATCTGGAACTTATGCAGTAACTATCACTCCAGCAAATTTAAGAGGTTATACAACAATAACATTAAATGCGCCAGGTGAAACTGTGACTTTATTATTTAAAAATTCAAACTGGAATGTTATCGCCAATCAAGGCGCTGTTGTTGCATAATATATAATAGGAGTATATAAATGAGTATTGATACAAATACATTAGTAACTGAAGGAGAAACATTAAAAAAAGATTTTGATTCTCTATCACAAAAGATTGCGAAAGTTGAAAAAGATTTAGGTACAATGAAAAGCAATTTGAATGCTGTTTTTGGAGCTATTCAATTAACAGATAAATTAATCGCAGATTCAACTAAATCTGATCCCGTACCAGATGAAGTAACGGCAACAGAAGTAGAAGATGTACAAAACCCGAGTTAAAAATGAAAACATTTAAAACTTATACGAAAGAACAAGATATAAAAGATTTTGAAGAAGATGTATTAGGTAAAGACACATCATCTGATAAAACTGTATCTAAAGAAGAAGAAACAAAAGAGGAAACAAATGAAAACGTTTAAACAACACATAAAAGAATACACAGGGTATACTGGTGATGCACAAGGAGTTGGTACACAAGTACAAAACTCTATTGAAGATGGTTCAATAGGTGCTCATAACATACATGATCCTGCAGTATTGGAAAGAGTAAATGCTTTCGTTAGCTCAATTGGCGCTAGAGAATTTTTAAATCCTCAACAGGCAATAGACGAGTTAAGAGAAAAGTTACAAAGAATCGGGTTAACCGTATCTCCTTGTAACCTACAAGGTGAAAGCGGAAAAATAACAACTGAAGTGAAACAATTTGGTGGGAGATTTGGTAAAGACACTGATGGTTCTGATATAAATGATGATGGAGTATCTCATAAAAAAGAAGGTGGAATAAAGATGGAAGTATCTTATGAAGCTTTAAAAAATGGAACATCAAAGGTCTACGCTAAATTAGTGTAGTTCATGTTTAAAGAGATAACAAAAGATAACTGGTTACTTTTTGCTCAACATAATTACGATAATCCGACATTATCTAAAGAGCAAGAATTTTATGAGGATCTTAAAAGATTTAAATATCTTAAAAGACTTTTTCGTAAATATCAGATAACTGGTAATATAAAAGTACGATTGGCAGTCAATCATATTATTGTATTACAAAATATTTTTGGCGTGGAAGCTGCTTGTACTCTACTATTACATAAAGTAGATAAGATATATTGGTCTCCACTAAAAACAATATTAGTTTATCTTGGTTATCTATATCCACATGAACTTAATGATATTGAGTTGGATATGAAAATAAAGAAACTTTTAGAGGAAGTATAATGGCGAATAGAGTTGTTGATTTAGTTATAACTTATAGAGTTATCAAATTACTTACCACTCCTTTTGAAAAACAAGAGGCGTTTAAGTATGGTATAATTGATAAAGATGGAACAGTTTTGAAGAAGTATAGAACTTTAAAATCAACAAAAGAAAAAAAATCATACACTATTCTTCATAGATTTGTTTTTAATTTAAAACGAATACTTAAAAAAGTAGGAATGGGTGGAAGACTTGGCTCATTTGCTATTGCTCTAGCACTTTTATTAAGAGAAAATACTGAGTATAAAGAATACAAAACTTTACTAGAAAGTGCTGTTGTTACATACTTAAAAGAAACTAATCAATATAATACTTTACTTAATGAACAAGGTGATGTAGTATCTATTGATGAAGAACCAATAATGACCTGTTTTGGAATTGATATATATGAAAGAGAAGGTCAAATAATATCGGAGGACGAATATGCCAAAAAATTATAAAGACATGATAGACGAGCTTATCAATAAAATGGGCGAAGATGCTCCAGCTAATTCAGCTGGTGGTGGAGGCGTAGCTGGTATTGGAGTAGGGCCAGATGGTGAGCCAGGGGTTAATAAAAAAGATAAAAAAGATCCTTTGTTGTTTGGGAAGTATAAAACTTTTAAAAAAAAATTAAAAGAAAATTCTGATAATAATAATATAATGTTAACACAAATATTAGATACTATTGATAAAGTTGAAGTAAAAATAGATAATAAAAATGGTATCAAAACGGAAATTGTTGTTGAAGAAGAAAAACAATACAAATCGTTTAAGGAGAAATATAATGCCTAAATCATTTAAAGAATATATAGGTGTAAGTGGAGCAAGAGTAGGTGGCATAAATAATGTACATCCTATTGCTGATTTAGGAGATACTCCACCAAAAGGTAGAAGTAGTAAAGGTATAGGATTAAATGCGAGTACGAGTGCAAACTTTAACTCTGCAGAACCAACAACTTTAAAACCAATGGTAACAGGATCTAAAAAGATTCAAGTAGTAAGTAAAGACGAAAAAAAGAAACTTAAAGAAACACCATTATACAAATATATGGTAAAAAGAGGATTAATAAAATGATTTGGTTTAGTGCAATTAAGCTAGCGATAAACGCTGGAACACATATTTACAAAAAGAAACAGGAAACTAAAATGTTAATGGCTGATGGCGCAGCAAGACACGCTCAAAAAATGGCTAGTGGTGAGATAGAATATTCTGGTAAACTATTAGAAGCTAGACAATCAGACTGGAAGGACGAATTTATTTTGATAATCCTTTCCATGCCTTTAGTATTATTAGGTTGGGCAGTTTTTAGTGATGATCCAACAGCAATGGTTAGAATGAAGCTTTTCTTTGAATACTTTTCACAATTACCTTTTTGGTATCAAACAATTTTTGTTGGTGTAATTGCAAGTGTTTATGGTTTAAAAGCAACAGATTTAATTAAAAGAAAATAACAAAAAAAAGGAAAAACTATGAAAAACTTAAAAAAAATAGTAAAAGACCAAGCAGTACATTTGTGGGCAGAACATAAAGTATTTACAATTACTGTAGGTATCTTATTAGTGATTGCAATAATTATATAAAGATTAATATGGATTTAGATTTTGCAGGACAATTGATGAAAATGTGGCCTATCTTTATAGGGTTTATAACACTAGTAATAGTTCTTGCTAAAATGCATGCTACTATACAAGTGTTAGAAGAAAAAGTAAAGGTAGCTTTTCAATTGATAAACAAGTTAACAGATTATAATTATCGTAAATAGTCAATGGATTACTCAACAATCAATCTTTGGTTAGTTGTAGGGTTATGTATAGTTTTTTGTTGGAATCTCTATAACTTTAAACCATAAAACCGTATAAATAGTTAAAGGACTAACTATGAAAAAATTACTAATAATACTATTATTTACAGCTTATACACAGGTAACTGCGTCAGAAATGACATTTAAATTTGGGTCACCATCATTTTCAGGTAATGGTAAGTCATCACACTACCTAACAATTGAAAATATTGAGAAGACTCGTAAAGACGCTATCAAAGCACAAGCAAAAGCAGACGCTGATAAATTAATATCAGACGCAAAGAACACACCTATTGCTAAATTCAAAGCAAATATAGAGTCCAGATTTTATACTGCTCTTGCAAAACAAATTACAGACAATGTATTTGGTACAGATGGTCTTCAACAAGACTCAGGTTCATTTACAAATCCAGTTGGCGGCGAAACAGTTGCTTGGACAACTCCTTCAGGTACAGGTAATGTAGTAGTTACAGTTACAGAAGCAGACGGAACAACAACTGTATTTACAATGCCTAAAGAGGACAATAGTTAATGTTTAGATATATAGGAATATTCCTACTATCTTTAATGTTAGTAGGTTGTGCTGGGAAAGCAAAGTTTGATGTAAGAACACAACAAGTTGCTTATAAAGAATTATCTACAATCAAAAGTCCAGACGGAGAACCAATTATAATTGCTGTCTATGACTTTTTAGATATGACTGGTCAAAAGAAACCAGGTGGAACTTATGCTTCAATGAGTACGGCAGTTACACAAGGGTCGTATCAGTTATTAATTAAAGCACTTGCAGACGCAGGTGATGGTAAATGGTTTAGAGTTGTAGAGAGATCAAGTTTACCAAGTTTATTACAAGAACGAAAACTAATTAGGTCTACAAGACAACAAGTAGATGGTGAAAAGGCAGAGTCTTTACCACCACTATTATTTGCTGGTGCATACATCACAGGTGGTGTTGTAGGTTATGATAGTGATATTACTTCAGGTGGTCTTGGTGCTAGAGTTTTAGGTATACAAGCAAACAAATCATTTAGAAAAGACATAGTAACTATCATATTAAGATTAGTTAATGTACAAACTGGTGAAGTAGTTATCTCAACTACAATAGAAAAGACTATTATTTCTACATCAACAGGTTCAGATGTATTCAAATATTTTGATATGGATACAATGTTAGTAGAGATAGAAGCTGGTTATGCAAAAAACGAACCAGTTACATTTGCATTAAGAAAAGCAATTGAAAAAGGTGTAGTAGAAGTTATTGAACAAGGTGTAAAAAAAGAACTATGGGAGTTTAAAAAAATAGAAGAAGTTAAAGTTCCTGAGATAAAAGATTACATTGATGATGGTACAAATGATGTAGAAACTATTGAAGTTGAAACTACTAATAGACATAGTGATATTGTATTTACAGATGATGGTGTTGATATGGGCGAAGATAAGGTAGAGAAAACTTACGAAACTTACCTTGAAGAAAAGAAATTAAAGAAAGAATTAGAAGCTGAAACCACAGAAAAAGAGTGGGAAGAAGTAGATAAACAAACGGAGGAGAATGCTGATGAAACAGATAATGATAGCGATAGTGATTCTTCTAGCGTGGACAAGTAAAATTTACGCTGGTAATTCCGTTTGGGTTAAACAACAAAACCAAGACAGCGATGGTTCTATCTTTATAAAACAAGATGGTAATAATAATAAGGTTGGTGTTAGTACATCACAACCTTTCATAATAGACGGAAATAATGTAACAGTTATTATCAAACAAATTGGTAATTATAATGTAACAGATAGTAACAGTCATTTGTCATTTAAAGGCGAAGATATGACATTGAAAGTGGATATTACTGGTGATACTAATAGTTTTTTGTCAGACATAGATGACGCAGACGCTACAGGACATTATTATGATCTTAAAGTTGTAGGAAATCAAAATATACTTGACTTTGACGCTTGGGCAGCTGATGATGTATCAAAAACTAATATAGATTTAGATATTGTTGGTGACTCAAATACTTTTTGGGTAAGAAGTAGAGGTGATGGTCACTTCTTATATGTTCTTATTTCAGGTGACTCAAATAATGTACAGTTTTATAGTCCTGAATCTTCAGCAGGTTTTAATACCAATTCAAACATAGCAATTGGTCCACAAGTTGAGAGTCACGGACAGTTTGCAGACACTTCAGGTAGCGAGGGTGCAACGCTGGATTTATATATGGTAGGTAATTCAAATGAATTAGCAACTTCATCATACGGAACAGGTAACTATCAAGTACACGACATTATAGGTTCATCAAACATTTTAGGTTTACACCCTAGCCACGAAAATGATAGTACGGATCCATATGGTTCCGCATTGATTATTTCAGGCAACAATAACTATTTAAAAACAGTTGTCAATGGAAATGATAATGAATTAAGACTACACCAATCAGGTGGCAGAAACACAGCAAGAATTTATATCTATACATCTAATTCTGATATTAATATGGCACAAACAGGTGGTGCAAATACAGCAGACATTAATGTATCAGGCGATAGTATTTACGATTACACTTTAAACTTCACACAAAATGGTTCTGATACTTGTAATTATTCTTACAATAGAAACAATCAAACAGCAGATGTTACCGCTACTGTGGCAAACGGATGCTAAATGTTCAAACTTAAATTTTTCATAACACTTATAGTGCTATTGTGTACTACTGCCTTTGC